GAGATTCTTTTAGAACTTATTCTTTATAGTTTCGTATTCAGGTTTATATTTTACAATATATGGTTTTTCCTTGTTTACGTTACTAAATTTCGGTTCTTTTGGTAAATTATTGAAATTATAATTGTATTCGATCTGGGTGTTTATGTCGAATGAAGTTCTAAATTCTGCACGTATGAGATCTAAATCGAAATCTGCTATTGAAAGTTTATCTGCACCTTCAAATTTACGCAAATCAGTCATACTTTTAACAAAATTTGTATTTATACCTCGGTTAAATTTTAAATTTTCGCTTAATTGTTTAAATATTGGAAAATTAGGGTATAAATTACTATACATTACACCCAAAGTATAATAATATTGATCTTTGTTCATATTATTTTTGAGTCTGTAATATTGTATAGTGTTCAGAACTTTATTTATGTTTTGCACGTAATAAAATTGATTTTGGTTGATTTTTATAAATTTACCAGAACAAAAATCTAAATCATGATAATCTTTTCTAATGATTAATTTACATTCAAATCCGAAATCGCTAAAAGTTTCGGTTAAATTGTCGATGTTATTGACAAAAATTATTGAATCGTCACCATCTATAATCAGATTATCCTTTTCACAAACATTGTTAATCATTGTGAAATACTTACATGCTACATAATTTAAAATACCATTACCAAGTGATGTATCCATGTCGCCTGAGCCTCTACATCCGTAGAGTTTAGCTTTTATTCCTTCTCGGCTAGACATTTCTTTATTGAGTTTATGTTCAAATATGTTCTCAATAAATTCGTGTTCTGTTTCTTCGAACACGTTTAGGTACAATTTTAACTCTACCAGTTTTAGTAACTCAGATCTTTGTGATGATTCAAATTTTGAAAAATCATTTTCCACCATGTATTTAAATCGGTGGTATTTGTCACTAAATAGTTTTCCACGTTCTATGAAATTCTTACCTTTAGCAAATTCTGGATGTTGCATGAAAATGTGTTCTAATGGTTTAGTTATAGTTCCATATAAAGCATTAAATCCATAATCTCTAGAGAATATGGTTCTAGGTGGTTTATCTTCCCAATAAAACTCGTCTTTAATAAATATGTCGATATTGCGTTTAGGTCCTTTTTCAAAAGTACGTTTAACGCCTTCTTCATATCTATTTCGTAAATTTCCTTTGTAAGTAGATAAAAATTCTTTAATGGTTGTGGTTTTGAATTTGCCGTTATTTCGTTCGATCAAGTCTTTCGACAATTGATCAACTATTCTATCTACTAATTCAATGTTCAAGTTAATTGGTTTGGTATTTTTAAAATAACGATTTCTTAATGCATATTTTTGATTGTGTATGCAATTTGACCACCATAATGGTTTGTTTTGGTTTATATCCATGATTTTATAAAGTGTTTTGACTTTACAATGAGATTTCGGGATATCTGCAATTGGGTGAGATTTCCAATCAGCTTGAGATTCTAGTATATGGTGGTAGTCATTGCAACAACTAGATTTTATTGCAATAGCATCGTTATTTGTCGATTTTTCAATCGTCTTTGGGGGCTGAAAAAATTTCGAAATATGTTCAAAAACCCATTTCTAACTCTATGTTTTAATGGTTGTTTTAATATTTCGTCGACACAATCATCAACTGCTCTAGATATAGTATGTAGCATAATTGATGATTGTATGGTCGTTAACGTTACACTAGATGATGTTATGTTTATGTAACGTTTTGCCAAATTTGTGAAATGTTCTAATTTAACGTTTCTATTTTCATATGAGCTGTGTTTGTGTAGCTTCAAAAAATTGTATAGTTTATTATCTATATCAATGGGGTTAAATTTGTCGATGGTGTCTCTGATACCATCCAACGCATCCGCGGAGTATGTTAAATGATTAGTTGTTTCGTTCAAATCTATTCGAGCTAATTCATATAAACCTAATTTGGCAAAGAATTTCTTCATTGCACCTGCGTTCTCAACAATAATTGTTGGTTTTATACCTACTGAAATGATCGCAGGGTCGATTTCAGCATAATTTTTATGTGTTTTAGGTACATACGTTTTAATGTCAACACATTGTTCTTCGGTAATCTTGTTCAGATCTTTTAAGTTAATATCAGCTTTGATCATCTCATCAAATTTAACTTTATATGGTTTTTCTAGTTTCCGAATGAACTCTTCTTTCCGTTTACGTAATGGACGATTTCCATTTTTCTCAGAGTTAACGGTAGGTATATCTACTACAAGTGATGGTAATTTATCCAACAAGAGTTTTATGTCCTCGTAATCTTCTGAAGGATCATTTGTTGGTATAATTGGCAATCGATCTAATTGCTGTTCTGTAGTTAAGGATTTTCTATAACGTTTCTCTTTACGTAATTTATTCTTTCCTATGTTTCTCAACATGGTTGTCTTTAATGTCGGTTTATCGCCGATGAGATTCTTAGACTGTTGAACACCCTTGCGGGGACTATGAGTTAGTTCAACTTGTTTCTGTTTCTTGCAGGTGTCAGCTCCTGGTTTCTTAATTTGTTTGGGCATCTTTGCTTACGCGGTTAAAGTGTGGTTGAGATTCAGTTTAACATTTTCGGCTGCTGGGAATTTCGAGTTCTTAATCACCGTCCATTAAACGTGGATGAATTAACACAATTTTCTTAGGTTAATTGAATCAATTGGACAGCTAGTGTCTAAAAGCAAATTCTGCG